TCAAGTTGGGTAGCACAGGGAACTCCTATTAAAGCTATAGATCCTATAGAAAAATTTGAACCGTGGGCAAGTATTAAAAGACAGGCTACAGCAGAGTTTTTAAAAAATCGTACAGCTAATATAATTAATAAATCCACTGGTTATTACAATGTAAAACCTGTTATAGAACCAAGATTTCCTGTTAAGAGAGCTTTTAATTATAAAAGAGCAGTATATATTGGTAATCGTGCTGAATATTCTATTTATGCTTTAGAAGGTGGTAAATTACAATTATTTATCCAAGGTAGTTTGGGTCAAATGATTAAAAAAACAATGACAGATAAAGGTAAGATATTTCTTGGTGGTAGCACTACTTTTGATAATTCACCTAAATCTACAAGAACACAGAGACCAGCTTCCGTTAAATACACTGAATTTTAATTATGACTTTAGTTAATACAAGAGCAGCATTTGAAAAAGCGGTTACAGATGCAGTATCAGATGTAGATCCGACTGTATTAATGGTTTATGATAATGTGCATTTTACAAATCCTGGTAAAGATAAAAAATATATTTTAATGTCAGTTGAATTTACTCAGGCAACTTTACAGAATCAAGGTGCTGCTTCTGATTATTATGCTGGTGTTATTCAATGTAATATTTATTGTCCAAAAGGTAAAGGTACTGCAACTTTATCTACGATAGGAGAGGCTGTTATTGATGGTCTTACTTCTGTTAATAATTCTGATTATACCGATACGTTTAGTTGTAAACCAAGAGTTCTTGATATAAATGGAGTTACACCGTTAGAGATTGAAGATAGAAGTCATTTTATCGGTCTTATTTCTTGTCAATTTACAGCTAATGCCTAATATAAGTATAATATAACTATTATATTAAATTAATATGGAAGCGATTGAACTATTGAAGAATAAATTTGGTGTAAGCCAAAAATATCTTTATGAGTTGAAAGATGGAGAGGAGACAGTATTAGAGATATATTGGAATCCATTAACTATTGCGGAAAGAGAATCAATCGTTGCTAAATCTGGAGACTCTGCATCAAGTGAAGATTTTGCATTAAATTTAATGATTACAAAAGCACTAGATAAACAGGGTAATAGGTTATTTCAAGATGGACATAAGGCTTCATTGAGAAGAGAAGTAAATGCTGCCACATTACAGGATATACAACTTGCCATGTTGAATTCTGGTGCTGAATATAAATTGGAGGAAGCGAAAGCAAATTTAAAAAGCTAAAAATGATTGGTTCTTTATTTTCTTTTTAGCTACTGAATTAGGTTTGACTGTTAGTGATTTAACTAATAAGTTATCAGAAGAAGAATTAATAAATTGGATTGCATATTACGAACTAAAAAGAGAATATGAAGATAAAGCAATACAAAATGCAAAGGATAAATCACGAGCAAGAAAACGATAAAAGCGGTACACTAAAATAAAGTTTTGGTTTTAGGTCGAATCCAATGGCAGGAGAATATGGAATAAATTTAAATTTAAGAATTAAAAATCAGTCAGGTCTTGATAGATTAAATTCTAAAGTAAAAGAATTAACTAAGAGTGTAGATAATATACGTCAAATAGACATAATGAATCCTCGTAATACAGGAGGAGCATTTGGTAAGAAAGCCCGTGATGAGATAAGAAAATATAGACAAGATATGGATGATATAGTAAAAAGTGTAAATAATGCCAAAGGAGCATTTGGTAAAACTGCCAAGCAACAAATTGCAGCATCTGAAGCTTTAGATTTATATGCAAATAGTATTGAATTAGGTACAGATGCACATAAAGACGCATTAAACGCAGCACTTAAGCAAGCAAAAGCTATAGGAAGAGAAAGTGATGCAATCAATAGAAATACAAAAGCACGAAATGATAATAATAAATCAAAATCACAGGCTAATAAATTAAACGATAGAAGCACAGGTTCAGCACTGAAAAGTGGACTTATCTCTGGTGCGTTTCCGTTGTTATTTGGACAAGGGCCACTAGGAGGTGCTGCTGGTTTTGCTGGTGGTTTTATAGGAACTAAGGCTGGTGGTCAGATGGGTGGTTTTGCAGGTGGTCTTGTTGCTACTGCTCTTCTTCAACAATTAACAACACTCAAAAGTGCTTTAGATGAATTAGGTGGTTCTTTTGATGAAAGGACTCAAGGTGCTCATGTTGCTTTAGAAATGGCAACAGAAAAAATGAATATGATGATTGGAGAAGAAGGAGTTAAAAATTTAAGAGAATTTGCTGAAACTAGTAGAATAGCTGGTAATGCTTTTAAGCTTGGTTTAACAAAACTTCAAGCATTTTTAGCACCAGTATTTAAATTAATAGCTACACCTTTAACTGCTGCTGCCAAGCAAGAAGAAATTGAAAGATTAGCTGGTTTAGCAGGAGCAGGTAAAGACCCTGAGTTGTTAAAATTAGAAAAACAGTTACAAAAAGAATTAGAAACAAATACAGAAATTATTAAAGGAAGTGATTTTGGAATAACAGGAGGTATTGGTACAATTAAGCAAGAAAGTGATGAAGCTGGACGATTAAGAAAAGAAATACAACTGAGGAAAGAGGCACTAGCTGATGAAGGTAAAGGTATAGAATTATCAAAAAGAAGACAAACTATTCTTGATGAAGGACTTAAAAGTATAACAGATCAAAATACATTCTTACAAAATCAACTTGAGTTAGGAAGGCAAGGTGCAGAAATTGAAAAATTAAAAGCTGAAAAAGCTAAAGAAATGGAGATTGCAGTAGAGGATTTAACTAAAAAACAAGTTAAGCAGATTGAAGATGCTGTAAAACTTAATGATCAATTGACAAAAACAAACGAGTTGTATGCAAGTATTGGTTCAACGATAGAAACAGGTCTTGTTGACGCAATAGAAGGTGCAATAAATGGTACTAAAAATCTTGGTGATGTTGCTCGTAGCGTATTCACACAGATTCAAAGATCACTCATACAGGCTGGAGTTAATTCTTTCTTAGATAATTTACCCTTTAAAATACCAGGAAGAGCAGAAGGTGGGCCAGTAAAACGAGGTGGTAGTTTTATTGTTGGAGAACGTGGGCCAGAACTATTCACACCTGGAGTCTCAGGAATGATTACGCCAAATCATGATCTTGGTGGCTCTACAAATATAGTTGTAAACGTAGATGCTTCTGGTTCTTCTGTTCAAAGTGATGGGGATGGACAGCAGTTTGGCGAGGCTTTAGCCACTGCAATACAATTAGAAATAGTTAAACAAAAACGTAGTGGAGGTTTACTTGCCTAATGACATTAACTTTTCCAGCTATAAATCCAACTTACGGTGTACAGAAAAGATCCGCACCAAGAACAACTGAAATTCAGTTCGGTGATGGCTATATTTCAAGAGCTAATTTCGGTTTAAATCAAAATCCAAAGATATATCAACTTACTTTTGAAGTATCCGAATCTGATGATTTTAATGGCACAGGTGTATCCAGTGCAGATACCATAGAAAACTTCTTGGATGCCAGAGCCGATGATGCAGCTAGTTTTAATTTCACACCTCCAGCAGAAAGTTCTGCCTCTCTTTTTGTTTGCAGACAGTGGAATAAATCTATACCTTATTTAAACAGAGCTAGAATACAGGTAACATTTGAGGAGGTATTTCAGCCATGACAATACCAGTAGAGCAACTGCAAAGCTTGAATGGTTTTACAATTATTGAGTTATTTGAACTGAAATTAATACAAGATATTCATTATTCACAAGATAATCCACCAACAGCAGTTTTATATAGATTTCATGCTGGTACGAATGAAATTAATACTGAGATAAAATGGCAGAACAATATTTACAATGCCATAGCTTGCAAGGCTGAAGGTTTTGAGACTGGTGATAATACTGTCATGGCAAGACCTACACTTACATTTGCAAATAATCTCGGTACTTTTTCAACTTTAATTGAGTTAGTAAATCAATTTAGCAGTTTTAATGATTTGGCAAGAGCAGAAGTAAAAAGAATTAGAACATTAGCACAGTTTTTAGATGATTCTAACTTTGCTGGTTCGACTGGGAATCCTTATGGAACAGCAGATACATCTAAAGAATTAGAGCAGCAAGAATTTTTAATAAATAAAAAAGTTATAGAAAACAATCAGATATGTACTTTTGAGCTTGTTAATACAATAGACTTTGAAGATTTACAATTACCAAAATTACAAATTACAAAAGATAGATTTCCTGCTGTTGGTAGTTTTGTATTTCAATGAACTGGAAAGAAGAAGCTAAAAAACATTTTATCAAGTGCAAACCCGCAGAGGGTTGTGGTTTATTGGCACAAAAGAATGGTGTTGATTTCTTTTGGCCCTGTGAAAATATTGCATCTCAACTTGAAGATGAAATTACTTTTGCATTGAATCCTAATGATTATGCTGCCTGTGAAGATAGTGGAGCCGAAGTTTTAGCAGTTTTACATTCTCATGTAGAAGGCAGTGCAGATCCATCAGATGCCGATAAAAGTAATTGTAAAATTTTTATGTTGGATTGGTATATTTATTCTATACAAGATGATAATTGGCATTATATGAGGACAGATTCATGATGAAAAAAATTAAATTATATGGCCCTTTGCGTAAATTATGTAAAGTAAATGAATTTGAAGCAGATGTATCAAATGTAGATCAAATTTATAGTTATTTAAAAGTAAATTATCCACAATGTCAGGAACATTTATTAGAAGCTTTTTATAATGTTCAGATGAATAATAGTGATATTACTTTTAAAAATATGGTTCTTAAAGGTGAAGGGGAAATAAAGTTAATACCAATGATAAGTGGTAATTTCTTTCAAGCTTTTTTTATAACATTAATTGGTGGTTGGTTTAATACATCTTTAACTTCATTACAAGCTTTTTATGCTGCACTGACAGTTGGAGCGTTATCTTTTGTTGCTAACTTATTAGCACCAGTTCCTGAAGCTCCAGATGCAGATCCACAGGTTGAATCTTTTTTAACTAATCAAAATGCCAATACTACAAAAGCTGGTGGAGCAGCACCTTTGGTATTCGGTGAGTGCTTAGTTGGTTCTGTTGTAATCAGTGCTGGTGCTGATACAGTAAAAGTAGCTGATACTTCCCCATAAAAAACATGGCAAGAGAAATAAGTAATAATGATTTTATTCTTGAAGAAAATTTACCTAATGGTAATTTAAAGGCTGTTCAATTTGTAACTGTTTTAGATTTAGTTTCTGATGGAGCAGAAATTGAAGGTTTTTCTACGCCATCAAAAAATAATATTAGTATTCCTACAAGTATTTTAAGACCATCATCGAATAATTCTCCAGAATTTACATCTGATGATGAAAGACAGTATATAGAACTTGCTCAAAAAGATATTTTTTTAAATGGTACAGCAATCAGAACATCTGCTGGTATAGAAAATGTTAAAAATACATCTCTATCTATAAGAGTTGGTAAAGAAGATCAAGATATTATGACAGGTGTTAATGAATTTAGGCAAAATGGAACTTTGACAGTATCAAGTGAACCTGTTTTAAATAATAAAGCTAGGGATGCTAATAAGAAAACAGGATTAATACAGGCTGGAGTAGATGTAAATAGTACTCCTAGAGCAGTTATAGTTACTTTGAGTTGGCCTAGATTAGGACAATTAGATTTAGAAACTTCAACTACCAACCCTGGTTTAGGTATAAATTTTGGAGAATTTAAAGCTTCAGCAGCAAATTTTAACAATGCTGTTCAAATTCGTATAAGACTAAGAAGTAACAATGGTTCATTAATACCAAGTTGTAATGTTGCATTTCAAATGGATGGTCGTTCCATTGGACAGTTTAGGAAAGATTATAGAGTTGATATTCCTCTTGATATTTATAAAACAGCAACCGCTAGAAATACCCATTATCCTATTACAGTAGAAGTCTTAAGAGATGATATAGAATTTAGAGCCGATAATAGTATAGGTAATAATCCTTTTGATAGTAAAGGTTTAAATAGATTAGAAGAAGGAGAAAGACGATTTACTGAATTTTTCTTTGTAGGTTTGCAAGGTGTTTTACCTCAAATACCAACTATAACTGAATTTAAAAGTACAGCATATATTGGATTACGATATTCAGCAGAACAGTTTCCTAATATTCCTCAAAGAAAGTATTTTATAAGAGGAATAAAGGTTAAAGTTCCAACAGGATCTAATGATGGAACAGTACCTATCGACTCTGAAAATGGAAGAATACTTTACCCCACAGGTTATTCTTTTATTTCATTAAATAATACTGATGGTAAAAAAAGATGGACTTCAGATCCAGTTTGGATTTTATACGCATTACTTACTGAAAATTATGGTCTAGCAATACCAGAATTAAAAATTGATAAGGCATCTTTTTATGAAGCAAGCCTTTATTGTTCAACACCAGTTTCAGGTCAAAACACACCTAGATATTCATTTAATGGTGTTATAAAAACAAGAAAGAAAGCACTTGATATTGTTAGAGAAATTGCTGGAATGATAAGAGCGACTTTATATTATAGAAACGGATCTCTTAAGATTGCTATTGATAAACCAAAAACGGTTGTATCTTATTTGTTTACTAACGCAAATGTAATCGATGGTTTATTTAATTATTCTGGCGTTGATAAAGATAAAAAATTCAATCAGGTAAATGTTTCTTATTTCAACAATGAGATACAAGATCCAGATGTGATTTCGGTAAGAAATTTTGACCCTTTACTAAAAGATTTAAATCAAACTAATATTCAATCTTTATATACCACTGATAGAGATCAGGCAAAAAGATTTGGTAGATCAATCTTATATACTTCTAATTTTGAAACTGAAATAGTTACTTTTGAATGTGGAATAGAAGCAGCATGTATATTGGAACCTTTTCAAATCATAAAAATTGCAGATCGAACAAAAGAAACAATTAGAGCAAGTGGAAGAATTAAGACAGTAACAAGTACGACTGTTCTTGTTGTTGATGATAGTACAAATACTTCTGTTGGTATTGTTGGTGATATTTTTTCTGTTATTGATAAGAATGGAGGAGTGCAAGAAAGAACAATTGATGCGGTGTCTGGTAGTACGATTACACTATCCTCGGCTTTAGCTCCAGAACCTCAAGCTGGAACAATCTGGGCTGTAAAAACTGGTAATGTACAGCATAGAAAATATAGAGTTACAAACATAAAACAGAAAGATAATTTTGTTTTTTCAATAACAGCAGTTATTTATGATGATAATAAGTATGAGTTTATAGATAGACAAGATTCTTCTAATTTTGGGGTTGGTTTAGGCCCTACCACTTTGCTTGATAAATTATCATCACCAGAAATTACACAGGTAGAAGAACAGCTTGTTGTGGTAAATAGTAGAGCACAAAGTCAAATTGTTTTAGATTTTGCTCATGTTCAAGGAGCAAGAAGTTATCAAGTGGCTTACACAGAAAATGGAGGTGATCCTGAGGTAGAAACAATAACTAGTAATCAATTTATAATAAAGAATAACAAAGCTGGAACTTACAATTTTTTTGTTAGAACACTTAATTCTGCATTTAATTTAAGTGATTCTACTTCAACTGTGCAGTTAGAAGCAGAAGGTTTAGATGCAAAACCTAATCCAGTTACAAATTTAAGAGCAGAGGAAAGTGGTGATAATTTAATTTTAAAATTTGATCCTTCTACTGATAAAGATGTTTTGTTTGGTGGCTTTGTAGACGTAAAATTAGCACTTATTACTGATGGAACTGCAACTTTACAAGATTCAAATCCCATTAAACGTGTTGATGGAAATATTAATGAAATTGTTTTTAATGACTTTCAAAGCGGAGAATATTTTTTAAAATTTTTTGATGTAAATGAAAATGAGTCGGAAACTGCTACATCTGTTGTTGTTAATAGAACTATAAGTTCAAATAATTTACTTGCTGCTGAAATTAGAGAAAATACAAATAGTTCATCAACAACATTTTCTGGATCGAAAGTTAATTTAGAATTTGATCAGAACATTAATGGTTTAAAACTGTCAAGTGCAATAAATTTTGATTCTATTAGTAACTTTGATACTCTTACAACACCATTAGGTAATTTTGCCTCACTTGATTTAGTGACAGCAGGGGGAGGTAGTGGTATTCCAAGTGAGGGTATATATACATTTGCTGCTAATGATATTGATTTAGGTGCTGCCTTTAGGTTTCATATAGAACCACATTTTAAAAAGTCTGGATTTGATACTCTTGGCCCTACTGGTTTATGGGATTCTCACACAGACCTAATGGATGACTGGCCTGATATTTTTACTGGGAGTACAACAGTCCTTGATAAGAGTGCAGATCTTGTTTTTCAAGTTGCAAAAAGTCAAACGGCTACAGCAAGTACAACCTTTGAGACATTTGTTAATACTGATATGATTGCTCGAACTTTATCTTTTAAGGTTTTAGTTCAAAATCAAAGTACCTATGAAAATGTAGATATAGAAGAATTAGGAGTAAATTTAATATTCAGACCTAGAACTGAAAGAAGTATTGATAATGCAAGTGCTACAAGTGGTGTTTTAACAAGTTCAAGTAGTGGCCCGACTACAGTTAGTTTTGCTAAGAAATTCTTCTCAGGAACTACAGCTATTGGTGGCAGCACAACAGCCTTCAAACCAGTTGTTTTCATAAATATAAATAATATGGCTGATGGTGATTTCTTCACTGTAACCAATGTTTCTGGTACAGGATTTACTGTCAGTATTAAAAATGGCTCTAGTTTTGTCGCTAGACAATTTACATATAGTGCTTTTGGATATGGAGAAGGCTAGTATAATAAGAAAAACATAAACTAAAATGACAAAACCAGCAGATTATGTAATTGATAATGCTTCGGGTTCAGATGTACGGTCTGATTTAAATGATGTTTTTGAAGCGATACGTCAAAACAATGGGTATGGCAGTGAGCCAACACAAAAATATAATTATATGTGGTATGCAAACACACCATCTGATCGCATGTCTTTTTATAAAGCAAATGCAAGTGATAGAGTCGAATTTATAAGTTTAACTGATGGTAATTTTTTTGGCCCTAATGGTTCTGCCTCTAGTCCTTCTTATACTTTTACTAGTTCTTCAAGTACAGGTTTTTATAGACCTGATGCAAACCGAATAGGAGTTTCAAACAATGGAGCAGAAACAGCATTATTTAAAGTAGATGGACTTGATTTAAAAGGGCATTTATCTGTTGTTCCTACGAGTGGTGAGTCTTTCATAGAAGTAAAAACTAATAATATTAATAATGAAGATGCTTATATAGATTTTGTTGCTGATACAACTTATACAGATTATGGTTTACGTCTTTTAAGAGGTGATCAAGGAGAAAATTCAGTTTCTCAATTAGTGCATAGAGGAACAGGCAATTTTCAGATTGAAACTCTCGAATCAGCTTCATTAGTTTTTAAAACATCTGACGCTATAAGATGGTTTATAAATCCTAACGGTGCTTTTGTTTGGGGACAGCATGCAGCAAGTCTAGCAACAAATGCCAATGCTTCTGGCATTATTATTCCGAGAGGAATCGCTAGTAAGCAAGGATCATCTGTTAATGCAACCACATCAGGTCATACTTATAATTTTTATTGGACAGGTTCAGCTTTGAAAGCTTGGGTAGATGAAAGTGATCAAGGTACTGTAAGCATTACAAGTTCTGATTACAGAATAAAAAAGAATATAACAACACAAACAGAATTAGGAATTAACAAAATAAAACAATTAAGACCAGTTAATTATGAATATACAGACTATGGTGTTTTTAAAGGTGATGGTATTGCTAGAGAAGGTTTTGTAGCACATGAAGTATCAGAAATTATTCCAAGTGCAGTTAATGATGAAAAGGATGGTGATGCTATACAGTCATTAAACTTAGATGCAATAGTGTCTGTTCTAACTAAAGCATTACAAGAAGCAGTTGCTAAAATAGAAACATTAGAAGCTAAAGTAGCTGTATTAGAAGGTAGCTAATGGCAATTCAACCTGGAACGTACAACTTTACTGTTCAACGAAGATCAGATCATACGATCCCTTTATTATTCAAAGACGGAAATAATAATGCAATAGACCTGACAGGATTTACGGTAGAAGCTGAAGTCTGGGAAGATACACGCACCACAAAATTTGCAGATTTTACAACAACTTATACAGATAGATCAGCAGGGTCAGTTAGTATTTCTTTAACGGATGTGCAGACTGCTACATTTACTCCAAGCGTTTTAAAATACGATGTTTTACTTATAGATGGGTCGGGTAAAAAAGAATATTATTTAGAGGGTACTATATTTGTAAGTGAAGGATATACAAGCACATGACTTCTGTAAATGTAACCACTACAAAAAACACTGTCACTGTTAATGGTGAAACAAGCGTTGTTACTGTTTCTGTCCCTGGACCTCAAGGACCTCAAGGGTTACAAGGTCCACAAGGCGAAGGTTCTGCAACAGTTGCTATAGGTACAGTAACTACAGGAAACGCTGGTTCTTCTGCAACAGTTACTAATAGCGGTACTACAACAGCAGCAATATTAGACTTTACGATACCAAAAGGAGATACTGGAGCCACTGGAAGTCAGGGAATACAAGGTGTGGCTGGAAATGATGGATCTGACGGTACTTCTGCAACAATATCAGTAGGTTCTACTACTACTGGAAATGCTGGAACCAATGCGTCAGTAACAAACTCTGGAACGTCTAATGCAGCAACTTTAAACTTTACAATTCCCAAAGGTGATACGGGAGCTACTGGTGCTGCTGGTAATGACGGAACTGCTGCGACTATTGCTGTTGGAACAGTTACAACTGGTGCTGCTGGTTCAAGTGCTAGTATTACTAATTCAGGCTCATCAAGTGCTGCAACATTTGATTTTGTAATACCAAAAGGTGATACAGGGCCACAAGGTCCAGCAGGAGATGATGGTGCAGATGGAGCGATCAGTGATGGAGACAAGGGAGATATTGTTGTAAGTAATTCTGGTTCAACTTTTACTATTGATGATGATGTTGTTACGGCTGCTAAGTTAGCGGACACTTCTGTTACTCCTGGTAGTTATACAAACACAAATATTACAGTTGATGCACAGGGAAGGATAACATCTGCTGCCTCTGGTTCTGCTGGTGGTGTTACCTCAGTTACAGGTTCCGCACCAATAAGTTCATCAGGTGGTGCAACTCCAGCTATAAGTATTTCCGCAGCTACAACATCTGCTGCTGGTTCTATGTCAGCCAGTGATAAAAGCAAGTTAGACGGAATTGAAGCTTCTGCTACAGCCGATCAGACAGCTAGTGAAATAAGAACACTTGTAGAGTCAGCTACAGATTCTAATGTATTTACTGATGCAGATCATACAAAGCTAAACGCAATAGAGGATAATGCTACTGCTGATCAAACAGGCTCAGAAATAAAATCTTTATACGAAGGAGAAAGTAATACCAATGCCTTTACTGATGCTGAAAAAACTAAGTTAAGTGGTATAGCAGCTTCAGCTAATAACTATTCGATATCTTCTGATTTACTTGATGAAGATAACATGGCTAGTAATTCTGCTACCAAAGTTCCTAGTCAACAATCAGTTAAAGCTTATGTTGATGCTAATAGCAGTGACACAACTTACACTGCTGGAACGGGTTTGAGTTTATCTGGTACTACATTTAATGTCGATCAGATAGCACTGACAACTGTACAGACAGCAGCAAATGAATCTGCACAGTTAGCACTAACGACCCAAGAAGGAGATATTGTTGTTAGATCAGATCAGAATAAATCTTATGTAAGAAATAGTGGAACTGCTGGAACAATGGCAGATTTTACGGAACTATTAACACCTACAGATCAGGTGTTATCTGTTAACGGTAATACAGGAGCTATAACGGCTGCACAAATAGCAGCAGCAGTGGAGGCAGCTTCAGACTCTAATACTTTCACAGATGCAGATCATAATAAATTGGATGGAATAGAGAGTGGAGCGACTGCGGATCAAACAAAATCAGATATAGATGCTCTTGGTATTGCAGCTACAACCGCAGATACGCTTTCTAATCCTCGCAATATTGCTGGCGTTAGTTTTGATGGATCAGCAAACATTTCTCTAAACAATAATGCCATTACTAATGGTGCTGGATATATTGACGGTTCAGCATTAGACGCATCTAACTTAAGTACTGGAACGATCCCAGACGCAAGGTTCCCTTCAACATTACCAGCAATATCAGGAGCTAATTTAACAAATTTACCATCAACAGGAGGTTTAGTTGGTGGAGGTAGTGAAAAATTATTTGTTGAGGCTGAAAATAGTATGGATAATGATTTTGCAACTCAAGCTAATCATAATTATTTATCAATTACACCTATCACAATAAACGCAACTTTAACAATTACTGCTGGTTCAATTATGTATTTTTCAGATTTTTCATAAAATTAGATTTATTTCTTAATTTAAACTAATATAAAAGCAAATAGTTCAATTCTATGTCAACAATAAAAGTACAAGATATTCAACATACTGGTAACTCTAATGATGCGATATCTTTAGCTTCAGATTCTAGCGTTGCATTAAAACATAGTGGAAGTTCAAAACTAACGACAAGTTCTACAGGTGTAAGTGTCACTGGAACGTGTACAGCAACAACTTTCTCAGGATCAGGTGCAAGCCTTACAGCATTACCAGCAGCTAACCTAACTGGCACATTACCAGCTTTAAGTGCAGCTAATTTAACCTCTATTCCAGCAGCTAATTTAACAGGCACACTTCCAGCAATTGATGGTTCTAATTTAACTGGAATATCAACTGATTTAGTTGGTGATACATCACCACAACTAGGAGGAGATTTAGATTTACAAAGCAATCAAATAACGACAAGCACAAGTGATGGAAACATAAAAGCAACACCTAATGGCGATGGTGTATTTGAAGTACGTTCATCTGGTTCTGTTGATGGAACTATGCAATTAAATTGCACAGTTAATAGTCATGGAATAAAACTAAGATCACCAGCCCACTCAGCAGGGCAATCATATACATTTATTTTTCCTGATAATAATATTACTGCTGATAAATATTTAAAAGTTAAAAGTGTATCAGGAACTCCCGCAACTGAAGCAGTAGGTCAACTGGAATATGCGTCTTTAGATGCTAATGATCTTGGAGAAGGCACTATTCCAGACGCACGATTTCCAGCAACCCTACCAGCAGCTTCAGCAGCAAACTTAACTGCAATTCCAGCAGCTAATATAACTGGAACTTTACCAGCAATCAACGGAGCCGCATTAACTGATTTAGATGGAAGTAATATAGCTACTGGAACAGTAGCAGCGGCAAGAGTAGCTACTTTAAATCAAGATACAACAGGATCAGCAGCAACACTTACTACAGCGAGAGCAATAAATGGTGTTAACTTTGATGGCTCTGCTGATATAACTGTAGCTGATTCAACAAAAATGCCTCTTGCTGGCGGTACTTTTACAGGAACAATAATTGTTGAAGATGCTATAAATGAAAATGTATTTGCTATTACGGACGCTTCTTCTGTTGCTTTAGATCCTGATAATGGGATGGTACAAACTTGGACACTTGGAGCAAATAGAACTGCAACTGACAGTTTAACTACAGGTCAATCAATGCTTCTTATAGTGACGGCAAGTAGTTCTAACTATACTTTGACTTGGCCTACTATAAAGTGGAACGGTGGGGCTGCTCCTACGCTTGGCGGTGCAAACGCTACAGCAATAGAATTATTTAAAGTTGGTAGTCAATTATATGGTGCAACAGTAGGAGATCTTTCATGAGGTCGCATCATCTTCGTGCTGCTGCTGGTGGTGGTAGATATACTGTTGGTGAATTTTATCCTATGTTTGGAGTAAAATTAGATGATGGATATGATCATGGTGATATAAGTAGTCAACCAGCTAACAGCACCAAAGTAGAACAACCAATGCAAAGGGCTTTATCCTTTGATACTGCAAATACTACGGAGTTAGATGGTACAGAAACATTTTCTGCTATTAAAACAATATTAGACACATCTTTATACACTTGTAACCCTGATTTTGGAGCAAGTGGCAATTATATAAGTGCTATAAAATTAGAACATTATAATACCAGTGGTACGCTTTTGAATTATGGTGAGTTCGCTTTCGATGGAACTACTTTTAATATCTATGACCATGCTTGTAATGCACTGCCAAATCGTCACACAGGTAATGCTGGTGGTGGTAGTGGACTATTCAGTCATCCTACTGCATTAGGTAGTATTACAAGCGCAAGTTTAGATGGCAATAGTCTAAACATAGGTAGTTATGATTATCGTAATCATATACTTGTAAATAGTACTAGTAGAGGCTCTGGAAATGCAAATACTACATATAGTTCTTGGAGTTTGGATTATGGTGATTATTGTTTTTTAGGTATAACAGACAAATCGCATACAAACGAGGCTTCTGATCTTCTTGATACTCAATTTGCCACTACTAAAGGGTTAGCATTTGGCATATCAGATTCAGATGGTGTAGCAAGTGTAGACCCATTAGGCGTGAATCACATTCAAGTCCCACCAAGAACTATAAATCTTGGTATAAATAGAAGAGGTACAGGTTATAGAAGTTTATGTACAAATTGGCAACAGCGAGATAATACAGGTCATGGTGGTCATACCACAAGCGGTTATTTTCTTGTTTATGGAAAATATAAGTCATAACGCTGTTAATAATTATAATAGTAAAGACACTTACCAATTTAAAGTGAAGATATTATACTTACTACAAGAAATGAATTTATTATGAAATACGCAATTATTGATGGTTCTACTATAAAAAGCACTGGCACTCTTAAAGAATTATTTCCTAATACAAGTTTTACTACTGCTGGTCCAAATACAGATTTTTTAACAGCAAATAATGTAGTTGAACTTATAGAAACTCTTGGCTATACAACACCAACGCAAAAGTTATCTTCTGTAGATGCTTATCTTGATGGTGGAAAAGCTTATACAGTAAAAGTAGAAGCTACAACAACAGAGGAACAAACTGCTCTTATAAACGAGGAATGGAAAACTGTACGAAAAACAAGAGATAATTTATTAGCTCAAACTGATTGGAGAGCTAGTAGCGATCTTACCTTGTCTGATGATTGGAAGACTTATAGACAAGCTTTGCGTGACGTACCAACACAGTCAGATCCATATAACATTGCATGGCCTACAGAACCTAGTTAAAATAAAAACAAAAATTTATGGCTCGTAAAACAACAGAAGAACTAAAACAAGAACTGGAAACTTTACAGAAAAATTACGAAGAGGCTGTTAAAGTTCAAAGAAATATACAGGATAGAGCATTAGCAATTAATGCAATTTTGGAAGATAGAGCCGAAGCAGAGAAAGAAAGTCAGTTTGAGACTTGTACACCCAAACTTGAAAAAACTTTAGAATCAACTAGCATATAGCTTTAATTTTAAAAAATTATGCTAAAGAAAGTTTTAACACTATCTGCTGCATCTGTAGCACTTAGCGTTCCAGCTTATGCAGGTTTCTACCTAAACCCTGAGTTCAACCAAACTAACGTAGGGTCAGATTGGGGCGGTAATACAATAGACCTTCACATTGGTTACGAGAACACTGTTGGAGAGAATGGATCGTTCTATCTACAGGGTGGTCCTAGTTTCATCAATCCTTCTGTAGGAGATTCTGACACTAAACTTTCTGGTAAAGTTGGTGGTGGATATGATCTAAGCGATAAGTTAAATGCTTATGGTGAGTTCGCTGTTGTCACAGATGACGTGAATACCTATGGTACGAA